ATTGAAAAAAATAACGATTCGGTATTTACTATTTTATTTGTATACGCCATAACAAAATAAATATATACCCAAAACAAAATGATATTATTTTCAAAAGTGATATTGAAATAAGGTAATACATATTTCATCAATATTAATCCTAATACAAATATGAGCGTGTAAATCAAAATAGATGGTGATAAAAACAATGAGTATATCGTTGGAATAATAGTATGTATAAAAATATGTGGATAATAATACATGATTCTTAGAGGCAAAAATACCAAAAAGTATATTAATTGATCCTTTACGTTTACGGGTACCCATTTCATACGATCCACCATGTTTGTATCTGTGAGTAAATCGTAGTTCGCTAATAGACCGGTTATAATAATAAGAAATAACATAATGCTACCATAAATGTTATATGCCTTGGGTACTGTATGTTTATCGTTAAAAGTCATCAACATAAGCCATAATACAACCACAAAAAATCCAACAACACCTAAATAGAAATACCCCATGTATTTGACATCGTAATCATCGTCATCATTTTTATAATTTGTAATAACGCGGTATAATAACATTGAAAATGTAAGAAGAGCACTAACCGTACCAAAATAATCCTTATATTCCGTACTTGATATGTCAAATAAACCCGTTATTGCTGGTAATACCAGAATAAAAATAATGGCTAAGATAAAACAGAATTTATAAATTGTGTGTAATATTGAAAAATTTGTTCTTATGTCTGTAAAACGAAAACTATATGTAAAAATGGATGATGATATAAAATAATATAACAATCCTACAAAAAAACAAACAATAATTAGTATTCCTATAATTTTTAACACTGTATATTTTATTTGTGCTTCTTCATTTGAAATGTAATTTCCCAAATAATTGAAATATCGATCCAGACCATTTTTAATTACAAGACGTGATATAATAACAACAAAAACAATAATTGTAAATAATGGAATTATATTATTTAACGAAAGAATTGTATTACTTTTTTCTGTATCATTCATATAATTATAATGATATTTATTTCTTAGTATGAATAACGACTACAAATAATTCGATGCCGTTTTTAATCTATGACACCCAGCACACAACGCCACTAAATTATCTGTTTCGTTTGAACCCCCATTTCTTAATTCAACTTTATGGTCAATTTCATATGTATGATCTAATGTTTTGTTACAGTAATTACATTTCCAATCCTGTGAATAAGCAACAAACTTCTTTTTTGTTTCACTGACACTTCGTTTAACTGTATTATTATTATTATTATTATTATGAGTTGAAGTATCTATAGTAGGAGTTGATGTTTGGGATAAAAAATCACCACCGGATGATAATAAAGTTGTAGTAGTTTTGTCCAGAGGTAAATATTTTATACAATTATTTAAATTTTGTAATATATTGTGGGTATCATTGGGTTTTTTTTTTACAAATATGTAAAAAACCAAAACAGCTAGAGCAGTACAAATTATTTTAAAATATTTTTTATAATAATATATTTTTTTCGAATACATATTATTATGATATGTATCATATAGGATAGCCATGGTTATAAAAAAAATCCACAACTCAATTCTCATAAAATAATACATTTTTTTATTTTAATAATTCTATACAAAGATATGTCATTTCATTAATTGATTGAGTTGCCTTTTTACGATATATAATGCCATTTATGCTTTCATCAAAATCAATACAATATATTTTTAATTGTCTAGTTATAAATAAATTGAGTTTTTTTACACCTTCATTTTTTACAGATTCTGGTGTTTTTTTAATTGTGTAAATTAGATAGGTTAGTACATTTCCATAAGTTAAAATAAAACTGTATATGTCAACCATTGGTAAATAATAATCAACCGCATATCCACGTTTATCAAAAATACCATTACGTGTATATTTTATTAATATTTTGGATAAATTCATTCGTATATAACTCGTTAATGATGTTTCAAGAATAGAACTGTCAACTTCACCCATAATTGTGTATATAAAATTGTTAAAATCTCTTATTGAATCCGGTTTTGAATCATCCTTGCCATTTTTAAAAAAGCTATCATCATAATACCATTCACAAAATTGTACAACCAATTCCACTAATTTACTGCCATCCATTTTTAATGGTTCGAGAACTCTATCCTTATATTTTTTATAAAAATGTTCACTAAATAGAAGAACACCAAAGGGTAAATTAAATTGTAATGGTCTGCGAGAAATCTCGCGAATAGCAGATTCTGGATTACTCGGTTCATGTGTAAATGATAAACCCCAATCGATTAATTTGATCTCACCTGAAATATCATTGATTTTTTTATTATACTGACATAAAATATTCTCCTCCTTTAAGTCTCCATGAATAATTTTAGGAGTTGTTTCGTATAATAATAATACACAACCATGAAATAATCCCCTCATTTTTTTAAAATATTCTATTGTATACTGAAAGTTAATTGATCTATCTAAACTTCTTAGTTCATTAAACATTTTAAATAAATTTTTACCAGCATATGGAATATTTAAAGATACTAATTGTGAAATTCCATCACGACCATGTTTATCTACCAACCTTGAACATTTTGCGTTATATTCATCAATATCATTTTGTGTGGGGTTTACCGGACACATTGTAATACCTTGTAAAACAGTATAGTTAAAAATGCCGTTTTTTTTTGATTTTGAGATAATAGTTGCGAAGTTATTTAACAATTCGTATTCATCTCTCGCATCACGTTGAGACATTAATTTACTGACATAATTATTATTTAATGGTAACATACTATTTGGGTAAATTGATTTACAACGTAATGCTGGTTTAAATACACAACCATATCCACCTGAATCAATTGACTCACCTCCATACAAAATATTTGGTTGTCTATTTCTTTTCCGCGTTCTTGACTTCCTTTTTACCCTATTCATTATGTTGTATCCACAGATTTTTATTTTATAATGGTTTATCCTCATACTTTCGATATTAATTTGTTATTACTATCATTATTTATAAACCATAATGTTGTTAATAATTTATTATTTTATTATTTAATCATTTCATAATGAATTATCAAGATACACAAATACTTGTACCACAAGTATGGGGACCATCCTATTGGGATTTTTTACATACATCTATTTTCCAATATCCAGAAACCCCGACTAATGGTGTTAAAAAAATATATTATAACATGATAACGAATTTTGGTGTGTTTTTACCAGGTGAAAAAACCCATTCATTTTATAATGATTTATTAAATACATATCCTGTAACACCTTATTTGGATAATAAATCGAGTCTAATAAAATGGGGGTGGTTTTTTCATAATAAAGTAAATGAAAAATTGAATAAGAAAACAATATCTATGGAAGATTTTTATAAACAGTATTATAATGCTCATAAAAATTATACAATAAAAATAAACATAAAATGGTTACGTACTGTTCAAAATGTAGTAATTTATGTCATGGTAATAAGTGTGTTACTATTTATTTCATATACAATGTATACATACTCTTATCTCGTTATTTAAGGTTTATGGATTATTGAGGTTTAAATTTTCCAAAAATCATATTTATAAGATTAGTAAATTCATCCGGGTTGGGTTTTGTATCATTACCATTGTCATTACTAACCTTATTTATTTTATATACGAAGTTATTAATATTCAAAAAAATATCATCCTTATCCCCATTTTCATTAATCGCATCTAACGTATTAAAATTGGCGGATTTTGTTATTTGGATATAGTCTGGGTTATCAAACATGGATTTTACTTGACTAACATTCTTATTATATCCAACATCATCAGATTGGCTTTTACCATCACTATAAAAATTTTCATATAATTGATGTTTGTTTGGTGCTGTTAATAATAATGTAGATTGTTTGGATACATATTGTGTTATGTCACCTGTTAAAGTTTCGGCAGATTGTCTTAATTTATTTAATTGAAATTGTAAATCTCTATTTTTACAACCCAAATATTCATATACAGTATCAGAATTTAGTTCTTCTTTTACTTCCTCGCCATTTGATATCTTTTTTACTCTTATGTTAACATTTACATTGTAAGATAATGTCTTGGGATTGGTATCATTTGTAACGTCATTTTCTTTTGTTTCAACCACTGGTTTATCCCCATTATTTTCAGCATTTTCGCTTATCAAACCGGGTATTATATTTTTCAAATCATCCTTATTTGGTGATAATATATCTACATAAGTTTCTAATTCTTGTGATATATGACAAACATCTACATTTACCAATATAATCTGAGTAATATAATATTTCATTAATGTGTAGGATCCTAATATTAATTCATTCGTAGCAAAAAGACGTTGTAAATCCTCTCTTGTATAATATGGAGTCGAATTCCTTATTTTCATTATTTCACGTATACAATTATATTTGAACCAATTTACAACAAGTGTAAATAAATTTGTATATTCTATTATTACACCACCATCTACTAATGATTTTACATATGACTCATCATCCCTAAAACTACGAGACTCTATATTTTGATAGTATATATATTTTCCAGTATATTGAAATATTAAAAAAATATATTGTAGTATCTTGAATGAAAATAATATCTCAAACTGTTGAATTAAATCATCAAAAATGGCAATAGTAAATAAACGACAATACCTAAAACCATTTGATTTGACCATATCCCAAAATATTTCGTCAATCCACGATTCAATTGTACTATTTGAATAATATGTATCTATTAAATTATATTTTATAAATCGTCTTACATTTTTTTCAAATTTACCGAATGCGGCTTCTATATCAATATCACTTATCCACAATTTACTAAGAGATTCATTGGGAAGATCGATAGACTCTTGTGAAGGATTGAGTTGAATATCTACCATACGTGTTACTATCCTATCTAATTTTGTAATAGAAGTTTTGATTACAATAGAAAAATTTCGTACGATTTCAGTGTATTGATCTGTAAATAAACTATCACATTTAAGATTTTCAAAGAACTTTTTGTAACCACCTGATGATTCATAATAGAGATTTTCTAAATATCCGATATATAAAAGTGTTTTGGTTTTGGTATTGTCAGATTTTAATATACTTTTTATATGTGCTATATTCCCACTAAATGATGTTTCTAGATCATTACCATCTTGATTATCTTCATCTCCAAAATTATATAAATCTTTATCAAATCCAAAATAGAAAAAACAGGGGGTATGAACTTTGTTTATCAAATTTCGTGTAATATTTCCAATAATAACAAGTTGATAACACACGCTTTCGACAAATTTATCAACAGATTCATTCAATGTTTGTGATCTATTACTTAAACTTATTAATTTATCCTTATCTTCTTGGTTAAGATCAGCAGTTTTGATACTAAGTGTTCTCATATTAACCAGTTTTTTTAATTGATTTAATAGACCATTTCTTTCATTCAACATTTTTAAATAATTACCATACATTTTTGTTATATCCTTGCCAGACATACTGGGGTAAAATAATTCAACTAAATCGTCGTATAATTCCACAACCTTTTTATAACATGATTGTCGGGTGACAAATACATCTTCTGGGTTGTTTTTTAAATATTGTGGTTCCAGAGATAATAACGAACCTTTTGGTCCCAATAATTTCCATTCATGATCCCATTCATAATCTGTTATAACGAATTCTTCATCATTTATTTTTAAAGTAGAATTAGGTAATAATATAGAAAGAGTTGTTTCTATATTCCCTGTAACATTTGGTGTAACTTGTTGAATATTCCCCAACCTTTTACCCGTTCTATTTATTTTATTGAATTTTGCGAATTCAATATCATTATATAGTGTTTTCACATAACATTCCTTATTTGAATTACAATGTTGGTTTACAAAATATGATTTTGTTTCTATAAAGTTGTATCGTGGATTAATTTGTAATTCATTAGAAGAATTTGTGTTACTATATGGTGGGAACATATTTTGCCTCAATAATACATTTTTCAATTGAATGGGTGAATAGGTTGATGTAGTTAAATATACATTCAATACATGGGGGATATCATTTTCAATGATATTTGTTATACTAGTTTTTTCACCCGGCGTTGTGGATCCTGATAAATTATTTTGTAATATATCCGATAGTTTATTTACAACAGATAGAAATTTGGCAGTTATAGTTTCAGGAACATCATCATTCTCACTTGTACGTCTATCTAATTTTAAATTGCTGTTACTTAGTGATAGAAATCGTACTTGTGTATTGGAGTATTGGGCCGAAATAACCCTTTTAACACAGTTTATCGAATACATGACAATAGATCTTATTTTATCACGAACTTCATTCGAATAAGGGATTGGTGTATATAATGTAGATCTATCAGTTGGTCCTTGAATTGTTTCTAAGATATTAATATTATCCATAACAACACCTGATGTGGTTATTTGTTTGTTTATCATTATCATATCGCTAATTAATAACTTAAATCGTTTATCATTACTACTTACATTTTCAATA